GTAAATGGTTATACGAATATGGTGGTGCACAAGATGTAAAAACTTTTAGAGAGTATGTAAATGAATACAAAGGAGATCCCGATAAGTATGGGAATTGCCCTTGTTACACTTGTCAAACAGGGGATTACTAAAAAATGGATAGTAAACTAATCAATGGGGATTGTTTAGAAGAACTGAAAAAACTTGATGATAATTCAGTAGATTTACTTTGCACAGACCCACCATATGGATATGGATTTATGGGTAAACATTGGGATAAGTTTGAAGAAAAAAAATCTACTAAATCTCAAACTGTAGGTTGGATGAGTCCTGGTATGAAAAAAACCACATATGGAATGAGAGAGTTTTTTGTTCCAATATGGGAAGAATCATTACGAGTATTGAAACCAGGAGCATTATCATTTATAATGAGTGCACCAAGAAGTGATGTTCAGACAATTATGGTTCAGACTTTGGTAGAGGCAGGATTTGATGTAAGTTTCACACCAATCTATTGGGCATACGCAACAGGTTTCCCAAAGGCTATGAATATAGGAAAGGCAGTTGATAAAAGATTAGGTAAAGAACGAGAGGTTATTGGAGTAAAGAAACGAGGTGATGTAGAAGAAGCCAAGAAAAAGGGAACTACATTCACCAAGGCACACGCCAACAGAAACAACAAAGATATATTTGGTTATGGAGAGGAAGAAATAACATCAGGCCCAGCATCAGATGAGGCAAAATCACTTGATGGTTCTTATGCAGGATATCAACCAAAACCAGCAGTAGAGGTTGTGATTGTGGCAATGAAACCATTAGAGAAGAAAGGTTATTTAGACCAAGCACTTGATAATCAAAAGGGTATAACGTGGTTGGATGAGTGTAGAATACCGTTTGAGGGTATGAGAGATAAAGAACAGTTTGATAAAGATAATGTTGCTGCTATGATGAACTTTGATGGGAAATATGAAAAAGGTGAAGGTAAGATGTATGAAGGTGGTTGGGAAAAACCAAATAGAGAAGGATTATCAAGAGGAATACAGGCATCAAGAAAAACCACAAAGAGAAAACCAAGAGAAGAAAATACAGTATTTAAGACAAGTGGATTTAAGAGTGAAGATAATGATACAGCAGAAGCATCACCACTCGGTAGATTTGCCGCTAACCTATTAGTAAGTGATAAAGTATTAGATACAGGTAAGAAAACTAAGTCAACTGGTGGTCGAGCATATCAAAATACAAATGAGATGTTTAGTGGTGGTTGGGCATATGATGAAGAAGGTACGGGAGAGAATCCAGGTAAAGGAGATGAGGGAGATTTTAGTAGATATTATAGTTTAGATGAGTGGTGGAAAAGTAGATTGGTAAAATTAGCACCAGAGGTACAACGGACATTTCCCTTTTTAGTAGTTCCCAAGGCGAGTAAGTCAGAAAAGAATATGGGATTGGATGATTTTGAAAAACAACAAAAAATATATAATGGTCAAAGTCCAGAATCAAGTAAAGATATGAAAGGTGTAGAGAAGAAATTCACCACACTACCAACTAAAAATATCCATCCAACGGTAAAACCAATCCAACTATTCAGTTATTTAGTAACACTTGGTAGTAGAAAAGATGATGTAGTGTTAGACCCGTTTATGGGTAGTGGAACTACACCAATATCTTGTGTGACTTTAGATAGAAAATATGTGGGTATAGAGAGAGAAAAAGAATATTTTGAAATTGCCAAATCACGAGTAAAGAAGGCAATCAATCCAGCAAACTTAGTAGAACACGACTTTTTTTAATATGGCAGAAACATTAACACATTTCGGACATTCATTTCAAAAGAAAATAATAGTATTATTATTATTCAATCGTAGATTTTTGCAAACAATTAATGATATATTGGAACCAGATTATTTTGATTCCGATGCAGATAAATGGTTGGTAAATTGTATAAAGAAGTATTATGAGAAGTATAAAGTAGAACCAACATTAGAAGCAATAAAAATACAAATAGATGAACTTAGTTCAGAAGTTTTAAAGAAATCAGTAGTGGATAATTTAAGAGAGGTATTTCAACTTAGAGAGGCAACTGATTTAAATTTTGTAGAAGAAAAGTCCATAGAGTTTTGTAAAAATCAAACATTAAAAACTGCAATAATGCAATCTGTAGATTTATTAGAACGTCACGATTATGATGGTATAAAAACTACAATTGATGCGGCAATGAAGGCAGGAACTACAAAAGATTTAGGACATGATTATATAGAGGGATTGGAAGAAAGATTAACACATTCAACACGAGATACTGTTGCTACAGGTTGGGATATTATAGATGAAGTGATGGATGGGGGTTTAGGAAAAGGTGAGTTAGGAGTTATTGTAGCACCAGCTGGTATTGGTAAAACTTGGTGTTTACAGAGATTGGTATCAGAGACTATAAAAAGAGGTAATACCGCAATACATTACACATTAGAATTAAACCAATCTTATGTTGGATTAAGATATGATACTATATTTTCAGGAATACCCACAGGAGAAATTAAGTTTCAACAAGAAACTGTTAAGAAGGCATTAGAAAAAGTAAAGGGAAAATTATTAATAAAATATTTCCCAACTCGTTCAGCATCGGTACAAACAATAAATGCACATTTAAAACAAGTAGAGTTAAGTGGGTTTAGACCAGATATAGTTATAGTAGATTATGCAGATATTATGAGAGATATTAGTGGTGGTAAAGAGTTAAGACACCAATTAGGAAACATTTATGAAGACTTACGAGGATTGGCTGGAGAGATGGATATACCAATATGGACTGCCTCTCAAGCAAATCGTTCATCATTAGACGAAGATGTGATTGATGCCAGTAAAGTTGCAGAAGCATATAGTAAAGTGATGACTTCAGATTTTGTAGTTAGTGTTAGTAGAAAGATTGAGGATAAGGTAGGGAATACGGCAAGATTCCACGTGATTAAAAATAGGTTTGGTGTGGATGGAATTACCTATCCTGCTACTATGAATACTAATATTGGTAGGATTGATGTACATAGACCATCATCATTAAGTGGGAAAGAAACAACAAAGAAGATGGTAAATTCTGAAGATTTTTTGAAACAAACATTAAGAAACAAATATAAAGATTATAAAAGTAGTGAAGAAGCTGGAGAAGAAAAAACTTCTGAAAAAAACTTAACTGATTTTGGATAAACTTTAATATATTCGGGATAGAACTGAATATATATAGTATTTATTTATGGTTGGGAAAGTAAATTGGAAATAAAAAAGATTTTCTCTCTACTTTTATTTAGGATTGGGCATGGCTAGACCTCGAAAATATTTTACTAAAAAAGAGCAGATCGAAGCTCGTAGGGCACGACAACGGAAGTATTATTATAAGAATAGGGATACAATTCTTAATAAAAAAATTAAGAAATATTGGGAAAATAAATATAAATAGTTTTTAGAAGGGATGTTACACGTGGAATTTAAGTTATCGGAAAATTTTATAAATAAGTACAAGAGGAAAAGACCACCTTTTGGTTTTAACGGTTTAGGTGAATTAGTTTATATGAGAACATATTCTCGTATTAAAGAAGATGGAAAAAATGAAAGATGGTGGGAAACAGTTAAAAGGGTTGTAGAAGGTACTTATTCCATGCAAAAGAATTGGATTGATCAACATCAACTTGGATGGAACGCTTGGCAAGCTCAGGCATCAGCTCAAGAGATGTATGATAGAATATTTAATATGAAATTCTTACCACCAGGGCGTGGTTTGTGGGCGATGGGAACTCCAATCACCGAAGAAAAGAAGTTATATGCAGCATTAAATAATTGTGCTTTTGTTTCTACTTCTACAATAAAAGACGATTACTCGAAACCATTTTGTTTTTTAATGGATGCATCAATGTTAGGTGTTGGAGTTGGTTTTGATACAAAGGGGGCCGGCCATGTACTTATAAAAGGCCCTAACAACGACAGACAAGAAGAAGTTTATGAGATTCCAGATACACGAGAAGGATGGGTAGAAAGTTTGAGATTGTTGTTAGAGTCATATTTTCATGGAACGGCCCCAGTTACTTTAGATTACTCAAAAATTAGAGGTGAGGGAGAACCAATAAAAGGTTTTGGTGGAGTATCAAGTGGTCACGAACCACTAAAAGAAGTTCACGAAGATATTAGAAAAGTATTGGATAAAAATATAAGTAGTCCAATTTCAGTTACTACAATTGTGGATATAATGAACCTTATTGGTAAATGTGTCGTAGCAGGGAACGTAAGACGGACAGCGGAGATTGTGTTCGGAGACCCGTATGATGACGAGTATTTGGATTTAAAAAACTATGAAGTAAATCCTCACAGAGATCAATATGGTTGGACTTCCAATAATAGTATATTTGCAGAACTTGGTATGGATTATACTGAGGTGTGTAAGAGAATTAATGATAATGGTGAACCTGGATTCGCATGGTTACAGAATATGAGAAAATTTTCTCGCATGCAAAATGGGGGCGATAACAAAGACCACCGAGTTGCAGGTGGTAATCCTTGTTTAGAGCAATCATTGGAAAGTTACGAATTGTGCTGCTTGGTAGAAACGTTTCCATCCAATCACGATTCATTAGAGGACTATCAAAGGACACTTAAATATGCGTATTTGTATGCCAAAACAGTAACACTTGGTAAAACTCATTGGAGTGATACTAATAGAGTTATGTTAAGAAACCGAAGAATTGGTTGTAGTGTTAGTGGTGTTGCACAATTTATTACTAAACACGGAATGGAAGAATTAAGAAAATGGTTAGAAGAAGGTTATGATACAATTCAAGAATGGGATTGTATGTATTCTGATTGGTTTGCAGTTCCAAAATCAATTAAGACCACGAGTGTAAAACCAAGTGGTACAGTTTCACTCTTAGTAGGAGCAACACCAGGAATGCATTATCCAGAATCAAGATTTTATATTCGTAGAATTAGAGCATCTAAACATTCAGAATTATTAGACCCGTTGAAACGGGCAGGTTATACGGTAGAACCAGCTTTTGGTTCAGAAGACAGTACGGTAGTGATAGAAGTTCCAGTAGATGTAGGTGAGGGGATTAGAACTGCGGCTGAATTATCAATCTGGGAACAGTTTAGTTTAGCCGCGTTCTTACAACGACATTGGGCAGATAACCAAGTTAGTTGTACAGCAACATTTGACCCTGAAACCGAAGCAGATGAACTACCACACGTTTTAAATTATTTCCAATATAGATTAAAAGGTATATCACTTTTACCAAGACATGAGTTAGGTGCTTACAAACAAATGCCTTATGAAGCAATAGATGAGAAAACTTATAATAAAAAATTAAAAAAATTAGGTAAGTTGAGTTTCGTAGGTATTGAAGGTGAAGAAGCAGAAATAGATAAATTCTGTAATAATGATAATTGTGAAATTCCAGGAGAAGTAATTCATGAGTCATAAATTAGAATACTTATGGTTGGATGGATGTAATCCAACTCAAATTAGAAATAAAACAAAGATAGTCAAATATTTTGGACGAAAGGGTGGCGAGGCACCAATATGGGGATTTGATGGCAGTTCAACACAACAGGCAGAAGGTAATAATTCTGATTGTGTATTACAACCAGTAAGAGTTTATCCGAATCCATTTGAAGAAGAAGGTTCAATAGTATTATGTGAGGTATGGAATGTAAATGATACACCACACAAAACAAATACAAGAAGAATGTTGGAAGAAACATTAGACGATGTACAAAGTGATATTGATGAGTGGGTAGGGTTTGAACAAGAATATACTTTATTTCAAGATAATAGACCATTAGGTTGGCCAAAAGATGGAGAACCAGCACCTCAAGGAGATTACTATTGTGGTAGAAACATTGGTGAAAATATTATGAACGAACATACTGATGCTTGTATAGAAGCAGGTATTGAGATTTGTGGAACAAATGCAGAAGTGATGTTAGGTCAATGGGAATATCAGATTGGTGCAGGTGGTTCAATTAAAATGAGTGATGATTTATGGGTAGCTCGTTGGTTAATGGAAAGAATTTGTGAACAATACGGTGTATCAGTTTCATTACACCCAAAACCAGTAGCGGGAGATTGGAATGGGGCAGGTTGTCATACTAATTTCTCTACTAAAGATATGAGGGACTATGGTGGAATACATATTATACACGAGGCCTGTCATAAATTAGAAGATAAACATCAAGAACATATTGAAGTTTATGGTCAAGATAATGACCAACGACTTACAGGAGAACACGAAACTTGTGATATCGATACTTTCAGATGGGGAGTTTCAGACAGAGGAGCATCAATTCGTATTCCTTGGCAAGTAGAAAAAGATGAATGTGGTTATTTAGAAGACAGGCGACCTTCATCAAACTGTGATCCTTATATAGTATCACAAAAATTAGTGGAAACTATTTGCAAATAACGCTTGACTTGTATAGTCTTTTATTCGTATATTCACATATGTTAAATTGGAAAGTTATAATATAAATGTATCAAAATATCTATTTTGATGGTCGGATGATTCATATATGGGATGATAAATTAGGTTATAGAAAAACACCATATAAAAGGTATGCTTATTTACAAGATAAGAATGGTAAATTTACTGCCCTTGATGGAACTCGTTTAAAAAAGGTTTTTAGATATGATAAAGATGATGAAAATTTATATGAATCTGATGTAATAGCAACTACAAGAACTTTAGTAGACCAATATACAGATTCAGATGAACCATCGGCAGGTCATAGAACTATGATTTTTGATATCGAGGTAGAGGTTACACAAGGATTTCCATCACCATCAAAGGCAGAGAATAAAATAACTTCTATTGCGTTATGGGATAGTGTTACAGACGAATATTATTGTTATGTTTTAGATCCAGAGAATAAACTAGAAATTGAATCAAATGACCGTGTATTAAAAAATGGAAATAATACTATAATTGGATTTCTATCAGAAATTGAAATGTTAAATGCTTTTTTGGGTAAATATTGTGAGATAAGACCTACAATTATTACAGGATGGAATACAGATAATTTTGATATACCATATTTGTATAATAGAGTACTTCAATTATTAGGTCAAGAGTTTGCAGGATTATTATCACCAATAGGAGTTGTTAAATATTCAGATTATAGACAGAGATTTGAAATAGCGGGAGTTAGTAGTTTAGATTATTTAGCATTATATAAAAAATTTACACCAAGTTTAAAACCTTCATATAGATTAGATTCAGTAGGTGAAGATGAGATAGGAGTTAAAAAGGTTTCTTATGAGGGAACTTTAAATGAGTTATATGAGAATGATAGAAAACGGTTTGTAGCATATAACTTAAATGATGTTCATATAGTTGTAGAGTTAGATAAGAAATTAGATTATATTGAAATATCACGAGGTATATGTCATATTGGTCATGTATCATATGAAGATATTTACGCAAGTTCTCGTTATTTAGAAGGAGCAATTTTAGTTTATTGTAAGAAAATAGATGTGGTTGTACCAAATAAAAACAAAAACGCTAGAGCTTTGATGAACAAACGGGCGAGAGAAGATAAGTTTGCTGGGGCGTATGTTCAAGACCCAATACAAGGTAGACACGAGTGGGTTTATGATTTAGATATTACATCTATGTATCCAAGTGTTATTCGTTCATTGAATATATCTCCAGATACTAAAATTGGTAAAGTTGTTGGTTGGGATTCCAAAGAATTTATTAAAAAAGATAATAAAAAAACATATACAATAATGGTAGGAGATAAAGAAAAAGGAAAATTGACAGAAAAGGAAATACAAGAGTATTTTGATAAAACTGATGTGTCAATTAGTTCTAATGGGATATTGTATAGGATGGATAAGGTAGGACTAATTCCCGCAATTCTTGGTAAGTGGTTTGACGATAGAGTTCAATTTAGAAAATTAGCAAAACAATTTAACGAAGATGGGAATGAGAAAAAGTTTCAATATTTTAATAGACGACAATACTTACAGAAGATATTATTGAATTCATTGTATGGTGTATTGGGATTACCTGTTTTTAGGTTTTATGATATTGATAACGCCGAGGCAACAACTCTTACAGGACAAGAACTTATTAAGTTTAGTAAGAAGATTACAAATCATTATTATAATAAGGAACTTGGAACGGATGAAGATTATGTGATTTACATAGATACAGATAGTATTTTCGCATCAGCCACACCGTTGGTTAAAGCAAGACATAAAGGAATTGATACTAGTGCTGAAGCAACGATGACTCAACATATTATTAATATTGCGGATGAGATTCAGGCTTATTTGAATCAGAGTTATGATTTATTTGCTCAGAAATTTTTAAATTTAGATAAACATTATTTTGAAATTAAACAAGAGGTTATTGCAAAGAGTTCATTATTCATTACCAAGAAACGATATGGAATGAAAATTATTAACGAGGAAGGTAGAAAGGTTAATAAAACTCACGTTAAAGGATTGGATACAGTTAGAAGTTCTTTTGCTAAAGGAATGAAGACTTTATTATCAGAGGTATTGGAAGATTTGTTGGCAAATGTACCCAAAGAACAAATTGATAAACGAATTTTTAAGTTTAAAAAGGGTATGAAGGCGATGAGTTATGATGATATAGCCTCACCTACTGGAGTTAAACGATTAGGTAAATTTATTAAAAATGTAGATGAGAGAAATTTTCAACATAGAGATACTACAGTAGGTGGTAAATTAATATCAACATATTATGCTAAGGCCACACCAGTTCATGTAAAGGCATCTTTAGCATATAATGATATGATAGATTATTATGATAAGAAAAGATATTCTAAAATAGTGGGTGGAGAAAAAATTAAGTGGGTTTATTTAAAACAAAATCCTCTTAGTTTATCAGTTTTAGCATATAAAGGGGATGAAGATCCACCAGAAGTTTTAGATTATATTAAAAAATATATAGATGTTGATAAGTTATATAATCAAGCACTTAAAAAGAAGATTAAGATGTTTTATGACGCAATGGGATATGGATTACCCGTAGATGAGAGATATACTTTAGAAAGATTTTTTTGATTTTGGAAGATAAAATAGATATATATATATGTATATATCAACAATTAATAAATGTAATATAGGAGATACAAAATGAATAAAGCTTATTTAGATAGGTTTATAAGTAAATATTCGCTTGGAGATAGTGTGAATTCGGTTGTTTGGAATGTAAATGATGAAGTTTTAACTACTGAATTTATTACTTTGGATAAGTCTTTACTTGGAAAGGTTACTTTAGATACTTTTCAATTCGAAGATGTTCAGTTGGGAATTTATGATACAAAACAACTTGCTAGTTTATTAGGTGTTTTAAATGATGATATTAATTTAACAGTAGTTAAATCACAAGATAAAGTGGTTTCTGTTAAATTTGAAGATTCATATGCATCTGTAAATTATATGTTGAGTGATTTATCGGTCATTCCTGATGTTCCTCAAATGAAAAGTGTTCCAGAGTTTGAATTGTCGTTGAAAATAGATAGTTTATTTATTGCGAAATTTATTTCTGGTAAAAATGCTTTAGCAGAATCTGAAACGTTTACAGTTTTAACAGATGAAAATACGGATACTTGTAAATTTGTTATTAATTATTCTGCTATTAACACTAATAGGGTTAATTTACCAGTAACGGTTGATACTTTTAGTGATGTAGGGCCATTATCATTTAACGCGGAACTATTCTCAAAAGTTTTACAGGCTAATAAAGAATGTGAAAGTGCGAGTATGGAAATTTCGAGTAAAGGTTTGGCAAGAGCCTCGTTTAAAGTAGATAATTATGAGGCAATTTATAATTTAGTTGCTAGTCAAAGTGTAGATTAATTAAATAGTTATCAATGTATTTAGATTACTTTGATAAGTTTAAAAATATGGAGCCTTACCTTAAAATAGATAAAAAGGAATGGGCGTACATAAAAGAAACTTTTGATAGACCAGATATTCAGGAAACTCTCGTAGAGATTTTGAAAGAATATGAATTACCTACTCAAGAGTTGACCATAAAAGATGCATATAAAGATTTTATGAAGTTAAAGGGTATTCAATGGCCCGATTATTTAAAAGAATCTCAATGGTATGCAAGGTCAGAATATAAATGGCCATTAACTAAGAAAATTATACGAAGGATAAATAGAGGAAATGACGCTAGTAATTATTTCCAACAGTATAATAGGTGGTCAGTAGATGGAACTATTTCTCCAGGTCCAGTTAGGACTTGGGGGAATCCAAAGTTTATGTATACTTTGTTAGGTTCATTATTTACACTTGAGGTTGAGAAGGTAGATAGGGGAACATTAAGGTCTTGTATTGGACTTCGTAAGTATATATGTTCTCAATTCAAACCAAATGTAGCAAAATCAATTTATGATATGTTTAAGGCAGAGAATATACTTGATTTTTCTATGGGTTGGGGTGATAGGTTGGCAGGATTTTACGCGAGTGATTATGGGAAACATTATGTGGGAATAGACCCAAGAAAAGAAAATCATCCTATTTACAACGAACAATCAGAGTTTTATGAGAAACACTTGGGATTTTTCGAACACGAGAGGAAATCAGAATTTCATTGTTCTCCAGCAGAGGAGTTTGATTTTTCTCAATATGAAGATTATTTTGATTTAGTATTTACTTCACCACCATATTTTAATGTGGAGAGATACAGTTATGATGATACACAAAGTTGGGTTAGATATAAGTCTATTGAAGATTGGAATACCGATTTCTTACAGAAGACATTGAAAAATTTATGGAGTAGTATTAAAACTGGTGGATATTTATTAGTGAATATAAGTGATGTAAATGCATCGAGTAAAGGTAAGAAAACAAAAGGATGGTTATCCATTTGTGATCCTATGAATGATTTTTTAGATACATTTAAAGATAGTGAATATAAAGGTTGTGTTGGTTATGAGATGGCAAAAAGACCTAATTCAATAGGAGCTGGAACTGCTAAGGTAACAGAAGAAACTAATAGAAAACCAGAATATATCTTACCAGTAAAAGAAGGATTATTTGCTGAACCAATTTGGACATGGAAAAAAATATGATTATAAAAGAAGATCACGGGTTATGGGTAGAAAGATACCGACCTTCAACAATGGAAACTTACATTGGGAATGAACATCTCAAAAGTAAGGTATCCATTTATTTAGAGAGTGGCGATTTACCACATCTATTACTGTATGGAAGGGCTGGTACAGGTAAGACCACATTAGCCAAATTACTTGTGAAGAATATAGAATGTGATTATCTGTATATTAACGCATCAGACGAGAATAATGTAGATACAGTTAGAACTAAAGTGAAGACCTTCGCATCCACGATGGGATTTAAGGATATGAAAGTGATTATCTTGGATGAGTGTGATTACATTACACCAAACGCACAGGCAGCATTAAGAAACCTGATGGAAACATTTTCAAAACATTGTAGATTTATTCTAACTTGTAATTATGTAGAGAGAATTATAGACCCCATTCAATCAAGGTGTCAATCATTTCAGATAGTACCACCATCAAAGAAAGAAGTGGCAGTACATTTATCAAATATATTAAAGAATGAGGATGTAACTTTTAAGGTAGATGATATAGCAACTATTATTAATGGTGGGTATCCAGATATTAGAAAAATTATTAATACCTCACAAAGACAAGTTGTAAAAGGAGAACTTAAATTAGATGCTCAAGAAATTATACTGAGTGATTATAAATTAAAGTTATTAAAAGTATTACAAACTAAAAGTAAAACAAGAAAGGAAATATTTACAGAAATAAGACAAATACTGGCAGATGCAAAGGTTACAGACTTTGCAGATTTTTTCAGATTATTATACGATGAAGTAGATACTTATGGGAAGGGTCATATAGCAGAATGTATTTTGATTATTGCTAGATATGAATCATCCGATACCCATGTAGTAGATAAAGAAATAAACGCAATGGCAATGTTAATAGAATTATTAGGAGTAATTACATAATGGACGAAAAATATTGGGGAGAGAAAAAACTTCCTGTGAAGAAAGCAGTAAATAAAGAAACTACAGAAAAACATATAGGAGTACATGAAAATAAGATTTATTATTATTCTGGAGTACATAGAGATGGTGCTGTAGAATTAAATAAGAAAATAGGAGAATTACAAGTAAGAAGTCTTACGATGGCAAATAACTTGGATGTAGAACCTTACCCTATTCATCTATACATAAATTCAGGTGGTGGTTCAATCACCGCAGGTATTTCATCTATGGATACTATACTGAGATGTAAAGTTCCAGTTTATACTTATGTTGATGGTTTTGCTGCAAGTGCAGCAACATTCCTTTCAGTAGTGGGTAGTAAAAGATATATTTCAAGACATTCTTATATGTTAATACACCAATTATCTTCAAACTTTTGGGGAAAATATTCAGAGTTTCAAGACGAAAAACAAAATTTAGATTTGATGATGGATACAATTGTAAATGTATATAAGGAATATACAAAAGTTCCAGTCAGAAAATTAAACGAAATATTAAAACATGATTTGATGTGGGATGCTAAAACGTGTTTGAAATACGGATTAGTGGACGAAATCATTTAAATAAAATAACAGGAGAAGAAAAATGGCATCAGCTAAAGAACTACACGCAAAAATCAAAGAACACTTCGAGGAATTTGATATAAATCACGAAGCACACGTTGAAAAGGGCAATAAAGCCGCAGGTGGTAGAGCTAGAAAACATATTGGAGAGATTAAGAAACTGGTTACAGGTTATCGTAAAGCTTCAATATCTCAATCAAAGAAGTAGGAGAATATATGTGGAAACATATTGGAGATATACCCGTGAGTCGGGATGAACATATCGCGAATTTGGAAGAACAATTTTTTGATTTATTTCCAGATTGTGAAGACAAAAATAAGGCACTCGGTTTGTTCAATGAGATTGTTCAACATTTGATCGTAAGAACAGATAATATTTTTTCAGAGGATACAAAATGAGTACAAAACCAATGAAACCATTATCTAAACCTAAAGAAACTGTAGATTTATCAAAGGCAGATACTTTACAATGTGAGGAATGTGATAATTATTTGTTTATTACCTCATTTGTGATAAAACGAGTTTCCGCAATTTTATCACCAACAGGACAAGAAGGATTAGTTCCAATTCAAGTCTATAGTTGTGGTAATTGTGGTACAGTTCCAAAAAAGTTATTAGAAGGTAGCGGACTTGAAACCTAAAGGTTTATTTGATCATATTAATCAAATAACATCTAATCAAACAAACGATTATTGGAACACATTAACAGAATCAGATAAGAAAACCTGGTCTAATTATATGATTAATAGGTTTCTTTCTATGAAAATGGAGTGGACAGATTTTGTAAATGAAATACAGAAATTAAAGCTGGCTCCGCGCCAGCTTTATTTGGTATATTCTAATGTATTACCAAAAGGTAAACAGTATTTAAAATATATTAAGAAGAAAAAAGACCCTATTTATAATACACAAGTAGTTCAGAAAATTTCTGAATATTTCGAAATCAGTCAATCCGAATCGGAAGACTATTTAAAACTATTATCAAAAAAACAAATTAGAGAACTGGTATCCAAATATGGATATACAGATAAAGAATTAAAACAAATGGGATTGTGATATGATAGTCCCAAATAATATATTAGACGAGATGGAGAAAAAACACAAAATGAAAGTTATTAAAGATAAACCAACAAAAGAAAATTATGTTGAAGATATAGATGAACAAGCTCACGCACAAGGTCGTGGGAGTAGTTATGATGTCATAGAACAAATGGAAAACGAATGGCCTCAAATGACCAGAGAGTTCAAGAAGATTCAACGAGAACAATACGAATTGTTTTTACACAAACAACACGATTACGGCCCAGGTAATATTTCTGTTGGTACACAATTACAAACACCAGAAGAAATTAAATTATCACTTACAGGGTTATGGTTTCGTATGAATGATAAGATACAGAGATTAAAAACCTTATTGATGGGTGATAGAGAATCTGTAGTAAATGGAGAACCTATTGAAGATGCATTTTTGGATGTTTCCAATTACGGTATTATGGCTACTATTGTTAAGAACGGTAAATGGGGTAAGTAGAACTTAAAGTGAATATATTGGTTGTAGGTGCTGGAATGTATGTAACAGGTAGACATACTTCTGGTCCAGGTTCGGCTCTTGGTTCTATTGGTGAACTATCTAAAACTTTAAATATTGATTCTATTACCATAGTTTCAAAAAATGAATCAAGTCTTAAAGATGTTAATAGGGCAAAATTAGTAATTACTAAAGAATTAAATATTGATGTTTCAATAAAATTTATTGCTTTAGGTGATGATTCATTAAACAAATTACAAGATATTATTTCTTTAAATAATTTTGATTGTGCAATTGTAGCATTACCTGACCACCTACATTATTCTTTTGCGAAGTTACTTATAGAAAATAAAATTCATTGTTTTCTTGTTAAACCTCTCACACCGACATTAAAAGAATCATTAGACCTTGTTTCACTACAGAGAAAAAATAAAGTTTTGGGAGTAGTAGATTTTCACAAGAGATATGATGAAGTAAATCTTGTTATAAAGGATATTATTAATAAAGGTGATATTGGCTCACCTATTTCTGCTACTGTAGAATATAGTCAAAAAATTGAGATGCCTACTCTTGTGTTTTCTGATTGGATTGAAAATTCTAATGTCTTTCAATATTTGGGAGTACATTATGTAGATATGATTTATTTTTTAACATCATATAAACCAGAGAAAGTTACAGCAGTTGGAACTTACGGAGTATTACAAGAAAAGGGTATAGATACTTATGATTCGATTCACGCAACAATAGTATGGCAGAGTGGGTACAATGGATTTAATAACGCAGATATGGAACAACAAATGGTAACACAATTTACGACAAGTTGGATTGATCCAAGTACTTCAAGTGCAATGTCTGATCAAAAATATACTATAATTGGAACTAAGGGTAGGATAGAAAGTAATCAAAAACATAGAGGAGTAGAAGTAACAACTGAATCAGAAGGAATTCAATCTATAAATCCATATTTTTCAAAATATCATGGTAAAACTTATTCTGGATATGATTTTAAAAGTATTAGTAAATTTCTTACTTATGCTGATGATTTCGATAACTCACACGAGGAAGTTTATGTTAGAAAAGATATTGAAGGTTTAGATGAATTGCTACCTACATTTAAAGATACTTTACCAACATCATCTGTTATAGATGCAGTAAATAAAAGTTTAATAGATAATTCAAATTGGGTATATATTAATGATTTATCTTAATGATATAAAACTATCAAAAATTATGAAAAAGGTTCTTACTAATCTTAAAGTAAATAAAGATTCAATTAATCACGTTGTAAATTCTTTAGTAGAAACTTCTTTACGAGGTGTTGATTCACATGGAATTAATTTATTTCCTCATTATTGTAGAGTAATTAAGTCAGGTAGAATAAATAAAAATCCCAATATTAATATTTCAGATACAGGAGTATCAACATCAAGTATAGATGCAGACCATTCATTTGGACACCATGTGGGGGCTGTTGCTATTGATAAAGCTATAAAGTTATCAGAAAAAACTGGAATATCTGCAGTAAATGTTAAAAACTCAACACATTTTGGGGCGGCATCATATTTTGGATTGAGGGCAGCAGAGAAGAATTGTTTAGGATTTGCATTTACAAATGCAGATTCTATGTTGAAAACATTTGGTAGTACAGAGGCATTTTTCGGAACAAATCCAATTTGTTTTACTGCACCATTAAAAAATGAAGCACCATTATGTTTAGATATGGCAACCTCTTTAGTTAGTTGGAATAAATTAGAGAATAAAAAACTTAAGAATTTAGATATTCCAGATACTTGGGCATCTGATGACAAAGGTAAGAGTATAACTAATCCGAATAAAGCTATTAGTTTAAATCCCATAGGAGAATATAAAGGTTATGGGTTGGCTATGATGGTAGATATTTTATGTGGTATACTTGCAGGAAGTTTGTCGAGTAAAGATATTCTTCCAATGTATACTTCATCTATTAAAGAAAAAAGATATATTAGTCATTTTTTTATGGTCATAAATATTAAACATTTTATTGAAGTAAATGTATTTAAGAAACAGTTACAAGATATCGTTGATAAGTTAAGAGACCTTCCTACAATTTCACAAGATACTTCTGTTATGGTGCCTGGAGATCCAGAGAAAAAATGTTATGATATAAGAATTAAAGAAGGTATTCCAATTGATGAAATTAAATATGAGGAGTTTTTAGATACCTCAAGTATGTTTAAAGAAGTTATAGAGTGAAGAATTTAACTGCAGTCATACCCGTTAGACAAGGTTCTCAAAGAGTTAAAAATAAAAACTTCAGAGAATTTGCTGGTAAGTCTTTATTAGAACATAAAATAGAAGTTGTAAAAAATCTACCAGTAGATGAAATAATAATAAATACGGATAGTGAATATGCAATTGAGTTAGCAAAAAAGAATGGAATAAAATATCATAAAAGAGAATCATATTATGCTAGTTCAAAATGTACTAATAGTGAATATCATGAATATTTGGCCAAGGTAACAGAATCAAAAAATATAATAATAACTCAAGTTACTGCACCTTTAGTTACTTTAAGTACGTTTATAGAAGCTATTGCTATATTTAATAAAGTAGATTGTAATAGTTTAATGTCTATAAAAAAAATAAAAGAGTTTTTGTGGTATAAAAATAAACCGATAAATTATAATTTAGATTCTGCACCTAATTCACAAGATTTACCAGACTATTTTGCACCTACTTTTGGTGTAATTATAGTGAATAGAGAAGCTATGTTAGATTCTCAAAATTATATTTGTAGTAAACCATATTTCTACGAAATTTCTGAAAGAGAATCTATAGAAATAGATACTGAATTAGATTTTGAATTTTCAGAATTTTTATATAATAAATAAACTTATGTCAAGAATATACAATAAAGAGGGTAAAGTAATAGATACAGATGAATGGATTGAGGAAAATCATCCAGAGAATGGCGTATTTAAAATTTATTGGACAAGAGATGGGGGAGTATCCGTAGAAGATGAAGGATTGGGTCAAAGATATGAATGGATTTATAAAGATGGTAAACGAGGCGATGGCCCATCTATAGGGTGGTATCCAAATGGAAATCGTAACGTTCCAACTCATGGTTGGAAAGATGGTGTTTATACCAAGGTAAGAAGAATAATAGGCGAAAATATAGGCAAGAATGGAAATATGAAACAAGAGTGGAATTGGAAAAAAGGGTATAAACATGGATTGCAGAGGTATTGGTATGAAAACGGGCAGTTATTTTATGAAGGTGTTTTTATTGATGGTAGAAAAGAAGGAAAATGGAATTGGTGGTATGAAGATGGAACTAAACAAATGGAAAAAATACACAAGAAAGGGAAGCCTGATGGAGTATGGCGTTGGTGGAATGAAAGTGGAGAATTAATGAAAAGTGGTGAGTATGTGGAAGGGAAGAAACAAGGAATGTGGAATTATTATTATGATCAAGGTCAGAAATATTTTGAAGATATTGAGAGACAGATTCGTGAAGGTGCTGGTCATTGGCAGTGGATAGATGAAAGTTATGGAATTGATGAGGAAACAGGCAAGGGCGGAGAACGGGATCAAAACAAACCCTTTGTTACCACTCGGAAAAAGTGGAGGCCACGTGCAAAAGATACAACCTAAACAATCTAATATAAGTTATTCTCAATATTCTATGTGGTCACAATGTCCTCATAGATGGAAATTAAATTATATTGATAGATTATCTACCTTTACAGATAGTATACATACTTTGTTTGGTACAGCTATGCACGAAACGATGCAAACTTGGATACATTGTATTTATAATAAGACAGCTAAGTTAGCAAATGAATTGGATTTGGAAGATTTATTACTTTCTCGAATGAAGACACTTTACCACGAGAAAATGGAATTAGAAGGTGCAGAACATTTTACCACACCTGAAGAATTGACAGAGTTTTGGAAAGATGGTTGTGCAATTTTAGATTTTCTTAAAAAACGTAGAGGTGATTATTTTTCTAAAAAGGGATATGAATTGTTGGGAGTGGAAACTGAAATAAATTATCCACTACAAGATGGGATTATATTTAGAGGATTTATAGATTTAGTTATTAAAAATAAAATAACTGAGAAGATAAAAATTATAGATATCAAAACTTCCACAATGGGGTGGAATAAGTGGATGAAAGCAGATAAGAATAAAACATCACAGCTTTTGTTATATAAGCAGTTTTATTCAAAGATGTATGACTACCCAATAGATAAGATTGATGTAGAATACTTTATCGTTAAACGTAGATTGTATGAAAATGTAGATTGGCCTCAAAAAAGAGTTCAATATTTTTCACCAGCAAGTGGAGTACCATCTATGAATAAAGTAATACTTAATTTAAAGAATTTTGTTAAAGAGGGCTTTACAAACGGAAAGCATAATACGGAACATAACTATAGAAAAGAAGCATCCAAGAAAAACTGTAAATGGTGTGAATTTAATCAGACAGAACATTGTGATGCGGGAGTGAAATAATGGCACTACAGAAAATTAGTTTAAGAATATATCTACCACATTTATTAGAAAGTGAAAAGGCATTAGATTTTTTAACAACTACATATGAAGAGTTAAAAAACCCAACAACAGCATTGTATTTGTGGTATGATGAGGAAAAGGATAAGGTTGAACCGAAAGATATTAAATCCTTTATAGAACTGTGGGAAAGTAGAAGTCATTATAGAACATATATACAGACTAAATTAGTTAGAGGCCCTCAAAATTTTATATGGTTTGATATTGTACCTATCGGAGTTGATACATCCGAGGTATCTGGTAGGTTTCAATATCATTATGGTAATTCAAATCAATTGGTAAAAGGAATTGAAAAATTTAAAGAAATTGTAGAATTTTGTTCTGATAGTAGACCAATTAAAAAACAAAAAAGAACTGATAGTAAAAATGAAGATAGGAATCGTAGGAAGTAGAGAATACGAGAATAAGTTAAAAATAAAGGAATTCATTTTTGAATTGAGACAAAAATTTGGAGATGAGTTAGTAATAGTAAGTGGTGGTCAAAAAGAAGGGGCTGATGGTTACGCTAAAAAAACAGCCTTAGGTTTTGATATCAAATATGCTGAATTTCCACCAGTACATTATCAATATAATCAACATTGTGTATTAAAGCGAGGAAGATACGGAAAAAAATATTATGTTGGAAACTTTTTCGCTAGAAATAAACAGATTGCAGAGTATAGTGATATGGTGGTAGGTTTCATACCAGAAGGAGCTGTATCGAATGGTACAAGGCATACTTTAAGTGAGGCAGAGAAGCTAGGAAAAAAAATATTAATAATTAATTAATGAGATAATATATATTTATATATATGAATATATGGGAAAGATGTTATGGATAAGTTACACTTAACATCGGTAAAGATATTAAAAAGTATCCATTTAAAATTTAAACGTAAATGTTTAGAAGATGAATTTACATTACAAAAATTTGTAAATAGGGCACTTGATATATATAACGCCGATGAAGAATTTAAAGATAAAATAAAAAACTATAAGGATTTGGAAAAGTCAGGTAGTATGTTATGAAGAAAAAGAAAATATTACTGCTCTCAGATGATTTAAGAATGTCGAGTGGAGTAGGTACTGTTTCAAAAGAGTTTGTATTAGGTACTGTAGAACATTATGACTGGGCCCAAATTGGAGGGGCTATAAAGCATCCAGATGAAGGTAAAGTGATAGATATGAATGATGCTTTAAAAGAAGATTATGGAGTAGAAGGGGGATATTTAAAAATATATCCTTCAAGTGGTTATGGCAATCCTGAAATGTTAAGGTCAATTTTAAGGTTGGAAAAACCAGATGCGATAATGATTTATACAGACCCACGGTTTTGGTTATGGTTGTATCAAATGGAAAGAGAGATTAGGTCACAAATACCTATTTTCTATTACAACATTTGGGATGATTTACCTTATCCTATGTGGAATCAACCATTTTATGAGAGTTGTGATTTACTTATGAACATTTCTAAACAGACGGTTAATATTGTAAAAAATGTAAGACAAAATAAACCAGTAGAAGATTGGCAATGTACATATGTTCCACACGGAATTAATTCCGATGATTTTAAACCCGTAGATGAAACTGATGCTAAGTTTGTACAGTTTAGAGATGAGTTATCTCAAGGTAATGAATATTCTTTTATTGTTTATTTTAATAATAGAAATATTAGAAGAAAAAATCCTGGAGATGTTTTAATGGCGTTTAAAACTTTCACAGATAAGTTATCCGAAGAAGAAAGAAAAGAATGTGCATTAGTGATGCACACACATCCAGTAGATAATAATGGAACGGATTTACCAGCAGTAGCAGATGCCTTGATGCCAGATTTAAATGTAATATTTTCTGGGGCAAAACTTGAAACAGACCAGATGAATTTTTTGTATAATATTGCAGATATTACTGTTAATATAGCATCGAATGAAGGATTTGGATTAGGAACTGCAGAATCTGTTATGGCAGGAACACCAATTATTGTGAATGTTACAGGTGGGATGCAAGACCAATGTGGATTTAGATATAAGGGTAAAATATTAACCTCTAAAGATTATGAATGGGTACATTCTTTACATAATAGAAAAGAATGGAAAGATAATGATGATTTAACTTGGGGTGAATGGGTAAAACCTGTTTGGCCAGCATGTAGGTCATTACAAGGTTCAGTACCCACACCATATATCTTTGACGACAGAAGTGATTTTGAAGAAGTTGCAGACCAAATACATGAGTGGTATAAAGTACCAAAAGAAGAACGAGATGAAAGAGCGTTGAAGGGTAGAGAGTATATGATGAGGGATGATACACATCTTTCGGCTAAAGGAATGTGTGATAGATTCATAGAAGATATGGATACCGCATTTGAGAAATGGACACCAAGAAATAATTTTGATTTAGTAGAGGCGTAAATGAGTAATAAACCAAGGATGCTAGTTACAGCACCAGTTACAACAAGAAGTGGTTATGGGGCACATGCAAGAGATATAGTTTTATCATTGTTAGATTTGGATAAATATGATGTTTCAGTTTTTCCAGTTAGGTGGGGAAATACTGCAATGGATTATTTAGATGAAAATGATAAACAACATAAACGAATATTAGATGTATTGATTTATGAATTGACTGAAAAGACTTATCCACAACCTGATTATCATGTTCATATAGTAATTCCAAATGAATTTCAACAATGGGGAAAAACTTATAATATAGGAATTACTGCTGGTACAGAATTTACTGCAATTCCAGGAGAGTGGATTGAAGGATTAAATAAAATGGATATGACTATTGTTCCTTCACATTTTACAAAAAATGTATGTTTAAATACAAAATTTGATAAATTAAATGATAAAACAAATGAAAAAATTGGTGAGGCAATGGTTGAAAAACCAATGGAAGTTTTGTTTGAGGGTTATGATGATAAGTTATATTCACCCACTAATGTAATAAAAAGTGATTTAACTACAGAATTGAATACAATTAAAGAAGATTTTTGTTTTTTAGTATGTGGTCATTGGTTACAAGGTGAATTTGGTCATGATAGAAAAGATATTTCAAGTACAGTTAAGTTATATTTTGATACATTTAAAAATGTTCTTAAAAAACCAGCATTGATTTTAAAAACAAGTGGGGCAACTACTTCTGTTATGGATAGATATGAAATTTTAAAGAAGATACATCATATTAAAAAATCGTGTGGTGGTGATATTCAGAAATTACCTCCAGTTTATCTTTTACATGGAGATTTAGACGATGCCCAAATGAATGAATTGTATAACCACCATAAAATAAAAGCAATGGTAAGTTTAACTCACGGTGAAGGTTTTGGAAGACCTTTATTGGAATTCTCTACAACTGGAAAACCAATAATTGCATCTGATTGGAGCGGACAGGTAGATTTTTTAAATAAAGGATATACTACATTATTACCAGGAGATTTAAAAGATATACCAAAGGATTCGTTTCCAAAAAATATTTATGTTAAAGAGGCAAAATGGTTTGTAGTTAATTACGGTGTTGTAAGAAGTATGTTAAAAAATATAACAAAAAATTATAAAAAGTTTAAGAAGAAGGCACTTAAACAACAACAGTTTGCTAAGAAATTTACACGAGATAAGATGACTGAAAAGTTGGGAGAAATATTAGATACATATTTACCCAAACCAGTAGCGAATGTAGATTTAAAATTACCAAAGTTAAAAAAAGTTAAACTACCTAAATTGAAGAAGTTATAATGGAAAAAAATATAAAATGTCCACATTGTTATTCTAAAAAAATGTGTTTTGAAACTGTAGTGGAAGACTATTCAAGTTTTCTATGTTTCAGATGTGGGTTTATGAGTGATACTCGATTAATTCCAGAATCAGAATTTTTAGAAAAACATTTAGAAAATACTCCGTACTTGGTTGAATCTTTATCTCACTTTGATATTAATAGAAAAATATATTGGTATCCTTCAGTAATGAATATGGGCCCAAGAGGAGTAGTGTTTCCAATAACACATAAAAAAACATATAAATGGAAAGCCTGTAAGTATATTGAGACCGATAAAGATAATTATACTAAAGAGTTAGATGTGGAGAATGGAGTGGAAGTTGATAAATTTGATTTTCTTAAAACATTAGACTTTTTGGAGATAATAATTAATAAAAACTTTAGTTGAGTTAAATGGCAAAAATATTAACAAGATGGTCAAAAGTAGGTGCAGGAGATATAGTATCTTTTAAATATCTTTCAGGAACCACAAATAGAAATCTAACACATACAATATTAGTATTGAATAAACCAGGTCGAAGGTCAATGGCCAAAACTGGGAAAAAATATATTATAGGTTTAAAATTAGAAGAATCCAATAGACCTACAGTTGTAAATACTTCATTGTTAACTGATGTACTTATGAAATATGGTGAAGTTGTTGTATTTGATGCCAAAAAGAAAATATTTAAGTTAGATTTTCATAAAAAGGCAAATGCAAGAAATTTGGAACAACTATACAATAAATTAAAACGTAAAATAAAATCTCTAAACATATACAGAACTTATGATTGGACTAAAGCACAAAAAAGTGCTGTATTTTTAGAGTCTGTTAAGATAGATAGAGCTTTAAGTGATGCATTATTGGAACAACATGAATGAAAATTAGTTATGCAATAACCGTTTGTAATGAAGAAGCGGAGTTACAAAAATTAGTTACGATACTTTTAAAGAATAAACAATTACAAGATGAAATAGTAATCACCTTTGACCATAAGAATGGTTCGAGAGGTGTGGAAGATTACCTAAGAAGTCATTCAGTAAATGGTGAATTTAGTTGGCACACGGCTTGGCCATTATTTGATGGAGATTTTTCTAAATTGAAAAATTGTACTAAATCAAATTGTAGTGGAGATTATATATTTCATTTAGATGCAGATGAATATCCACATGAAATATTAATGGAACAATTACATACTGTATTGGAAATGAATGAGGTTGATTTGGTATGGATACCGAGAGTAAATACTGTAGAGGGATTAACTCAAGAACATATTCAAAAATGGGGATGGAAAGTTACACAAAAAGGTTGGGTAAATTATCCAGATTATCAGGCAAGAGTATTTAGAAATAGTGAAGATATTAAGTGGACTAGAAAAGTACATGAACATATTACTGGACATACCACACAAGCACACTTACCACCACACGAAGAATTGTCTTTATACCATCCAAAGACTATAAAAAAACAGGAAAAACAAAATGAGTTATACGAAAAAATCCAAAGAGCGTAAATTTTTACCAACTTTAGGTGAATTAATAGATAGACTTAGTATTCATCAGTTAAAGGAAGTGTTTATACCAGAGAATAAGAAAAATTATGCTACAGAAATGAATGATATTGTACATGATATAGATTTAATTTTAAAAGAAAAAGATGTTAATTTAGATGGAGATATTATTAGAGCAATAATTGTTCTATCTCAAATGAATGCACATATTTGGTATAATGAATCACAAGTTCGTAAAGGAGAGAAGGGTACAGATAATCTTATGTTAACTCACGGATTGAATGGTATTAGAAATACTGCTATTAATAAAATTATGGAAGTAGTTGGTGGAAGAAAAGATTATAAGATAGATTGTATCGCATCAGATTTTAAAGATTGGGAAGTTAGTTGGTAATGAGTAAAAATGTAGTTTTTATTCCCAATATAGATTTGGGAGATGGTAGAAATAAATCATACAAATATTCAATTAATAGTTGGAAACGTTTTTGTGATAAATACGATTGTGAATTAATTGTATGGGAAGATTTATTACTTCCAGTAGAACAAATGAAGATAACTTGGCAACGATATTATATGTATGATATTTTAGAGGCAAATAATATTGATTACGACCAAATATTGATAGTTGATGCAGATACAATAGTACATCCCGATTGTCCTAATTTCTTTACAGAGACAAATGGTAAATATAGTGCAGTTCGAAACAATGGAAGCTTCGAGTGGGTTAGAAGGTCAATGGATGGGTTTTCTAAATCGTTATTTCCAGGAGATATTACTTTTAATGTTTGGGATTATATAAATTGTGGATTTCAGATTGTTAATAAAGACCACAAAGAATTTTTTGAGTATGTGAGAAATTATTATTTAGAAAATCAACAATTAGTACAAAACGCAATAGGTCAAGTTCGAGCAGGTACAGACCAAACAATAATTAATTTTTTATTACGATTACAAAATATAGAAATAAATTATTTACCAATTTGTTATAATTTACAAGATTTACATTCTAAACAATTATTATTTTTACATCCTAAAATGTGGTTTTTAGATGAATTAATATTCAAGAATTGTGGTTATGTATTTCATTTTAATGCAATTCCACCAAACGAAATGGGTAGAGATGCAAATTATTGGATAAAGAGAACCTATGAGGAGTTTTATAAATGAAAGTAGTATTCTTTTCAGAATCACAAGTGAGTGGTAATATACCAAGAACTTTTGAGAATGCCCGTACAGAATATGCGTGGATGATGGCATTAAATGCTCCACATTATAATATAAACAATATTTCAACGGAACACTTTGATTTGGGTATTGTTATTATACCAAAGAATAATCCTCAAATAGATTTAGATAAATATAGAAAAGTTTGTGATAAAGTGGCAGTAATGCAAGAAGGCCCACATTGGTATTTTCAAGATTATGAAATAGCAAATCAGTTTCATTATTACAATACATTAATGAGTGCTGATTGGGTTTATTGTCATAACTACAATGATATATTTTATTATCAAGGTTTAGGCTGTAATGATGTAAGGGTGATGCGGAGTTTAATGATACCTGAAGGGTTAATACCAAGAAATGAATGGGGAGATGTCACTATGATTGGTGGTAATTTTGTTTCTTGGTATGGTGGATTTGATTCTTATATTGTGGCAAGAGAGATAGGTGATCCAATATCCGCTCCATCAATGGGTAGAAAACAAGAACAAGAAGATGCAATTGAAGACATTCAGTATCTACCATATATGAATTGGAGAGAATGGATAAATTGTTTATCTCAATTTAACATAGGTGTTCATTTAATGAGAACTCACGCCGCAGGAACATTTGCTATGAATTGTGCATTTCACGGAATACCGTGTGTTGGATATATGGGATTAGATACACAGGAGATATGTCATCCATTAACTTCAGTAGAGGTTGGAGATTTAGAAACAGCTAAAGAAATGGCACTAAGGTTAAAGACTGATGATGAATTTTATAAATCATGTAGTGAGACTTCATTAAAAAGATTTGAGACACACTATACAGAAGAAACTTGGTTAGAAAATTGGAATACTCAATGGAATTAAGTAAATGTTATTAGATTATATTGGAACAGAAAAGGGTGGAATAGGGTTAAGACAAAAGATGGCCTCAGCCAGTCTCAATGAAATAGATACTATAAGTGATTCTTTAGGTTATTTTTATGATGTATATTCAGAAGATAGTTATTATGTTATATTAATACGGGATGTACTTGATAAATGGAAAAGTGGGTATATAGAAGAATTGAAAAAAAGTGATCCTTGGATTCGTTCTGGAGCGGGCAGATTATTTAATTTTAAAACTTTTGAGAATGGATTTTTAAATAAAGATTTCAATACTATTAATATGATAGATTTGATGAAGTTTATGCACGAACCTAATAGTTTTTATGGTATTGATTGGATGTATAATAACCAACATTCGTGTTTTTGGCTTTGGAATAATAATCATGAGATTCCCAAACAGAATGCAGTTTCTCAGTTAGATGATTTTATTAAATTATCTAATGTATATTTTTTAGAATTAAAAGATTTAAGTAATCCAAAATTTTTAAAGTGGTTACAAAATAAAGATGATGGTTGGAAATCTATAAAAGAGATCCCATATCTTCATAAAACACCAGAATATTTAAAATATCAATTAAATATGTTTTGGGATCAATATCAGGAAGCAAAAATTTTAAAAAGTGAAAAGTTATTTAGTCCATTAATGATACATTCACTTGATAACGGGTGGACTGGAGATATGATGTATAATTACCATACTGCAGAACTTGATTTAATTAAATGGAAATTAAAGCACCAACAAAAAATAGTAGAAACTATAAGAAAAGAAAGTGAACGTTATTTAAACTTTAAATAATGTAAAGAAAATATAGAATGTTAATTGATTATGTAGGAACAGAAAACGGGGGAATAGGGTTAAGACAAAAGATGGGCACTAGCACTCTTGGATTAGTGTCGGCCAACGGAGGCGATGTAGTACGACATCGTTTATGGAGTAATTATTCTAAAGATGATCAACATTATTATGTTATATTGATAAGAGATGTATTGAGTAAATGGAAAAGTGGGTATATAGAAGAATTAAAAACAAGTAAGCCTTGGATATGTGCAGGGGCGGGTAGATTATTTCATTTTAATGTTTTTGAAAACGGATTTTTAAAAAATGATAAAAATACTCTTAAAATAATTAATCTTATGAAAGAGATGCATGATCCATATGGTATTTATGGTATTTATTGGATGTATCATAAATTACATTCGTGTTTTTGGCTATGGAATAATGCTAAAAATGTTGAAAATCAATGTGAAGATTCGTTTACCCAGTTAGATGAATTAATTAATTTACCTAATATATATTTTTTAGAATTAAAAGATTTAAGTAATCCAAAATTTTTAGAATGGTTACAAGAGAAAGATGATAATTGGAATAGGATATCAGAGATACCCTACTCACATAAAACACCAGGACATTTTAAGTCACAGATAGAATTATTTTGGGAACAATATAAAAAAGGAAAAATTTTAGTAGATCAACAGTTATTTAGTCCGTTAATGATAGAGTCGGTTGCTACAGGTTGGATAGAAGATATGATGTATCATTATCATTCTGGAGAACTTGAATTACTTAAATGGAAATTTAAGCATCAGCAAACTCTAATAGATAATATAAGAAAAGAAAGTGAACGTTATTTAAATTTTAAATAATGTAAAGAAATAAAATGTCAGATAATAGAATTATAAGTTTTATACAGCCAAGTAGAAGTAATTTAAAATATTTAAAGTGGTCGTATAATAGTATCAGAAAGAATTTAGGATACAGACACGAGATATGTTGGGCCGATGATTTCTCTGATGACGGAACTTGGGAATGGATGAACGAGATTGCCGACAAGGATAAGAATGTAAAGATACATAGAAATGAAGGGCCTGAAAGATTAGGTCATACAATTTTATATGATACATTAGTGGAGTTGGCTTCAAATGATATTGTGATGATTTTTCATGCTGATATGTATGCGTGTCCCAAGATGGATGAAGAAGTCTTAAAACATTTAGAAAGAGGAAAGGTAGTAAGTGCTACAAGAATAGAGCCACCACTACATCCTGACGGGCCCGAAAAGATATTACAAGATTTTGGTATAGAACCTGAAGAATTTGATGAATTAGGACTTATGAAGTTTTTAGACGAGGAAACACCTTGGACAAATATTATTGAACAAGAAGTAAAAGAAACTACTGAAGGTATATTTGCACCTTGGGCAATGTACAAGGAAGATTTTCAATCTATTGGTGGTCACGATCCATTATACGCCCCACAATCAAAAGAAGATTCAGATATATTCAATCGGTTTGTTTTAGCAGGATATGAATTAATACAAACTTGGAAAGGTTTTGTATATCATATGACATCCAGAGGTTCGAGATTCAAAGATGGGGCAATGAGAAATCCTGCGGGACAAGTGTTTATGAAAGGTAGAGAGAGTAGTGAGTGGTTGAAGCAAAACCTTCGTAGCACCCGTAATTTCATACGCAAATGGGGGCATATGGTACGACATGATGCACTGATGAAACCAATCATTCCCCCGAAGTATGATGTAGGATTTGTGGTTCATAATTGTAATACTGAAATGTTAAGAGAATTAGAGCCGTGGTGTAGTGATATTTATGGAGATTGGGTAGGACATAAAGGATTAGGTGCCAATGATTATATTAAGAAAGAACAACCAGATACACAATTTGATTTGAGTAAAAAAATTCATTCTCAACATATAGAACCAAAAAATGATGTGGTGGTTGAATTTGATTGTAACCTTCTATCACCTCAGAATTTTCAGATATTAGTGAATTTATCGGATATACTTAAAGATTCAGGTGAAGTAGGAGAGTTGGAATTAGAAGTATTCAAGTTTAAGATTAAAAAATTAGAGGATTATTCTAAGGATTTAATAAATGTTGTTTAATAGAATTTTTGATAATAAATTACACGTTATAGGTGAGGTAGATAATTTAGGTTTTGATAATTCAGAAGGATTAAGAATTCCAGATGAATATTTAGAAAATGAAGAATTTGTTATATGTAGAGGTGCTCAAGGAATTGGAGATTGGGGAGTAATATCTGCAATGCCGAGATTATTAAAAGAAAAGTATCCAGATTGTAAGGTAATAATACCATCAAGTAAAATGATTAAAAGTATATTTGAAGTGGATTCTAATATTTCAGAATTGATATTTGCCAATAATCCATTCGTAGATGAGTTTGTTGATGAGATTAATGATGAAGTGTTTCACGACCATTATAGAATATATGATACAGATATTATTGATGTACCACTTATTAAACAAATGTTAAAGTTTTGGCAGTTTGAAGAAAATGAAATGGAAGACTGTAGACCAGAAATGTATTGGAGTGATGAGGAAAAAGAATTAGGTGATGGGATTATAAAACAAGTTGTAGGTGATAAAGTTTTTGGTGGACTATTGGTATCTGATAGATTTGGAACTCAATATGGAAACCATAATGAATTAACCTTAAAGAACGAAACTTACAAGATAACTAAAATTTTAAAAGAAAATCCATTACCATATTTTTATTGGACATATAAACCTATTGGAGAAACACCATTCTTTTTTACAAAAACAGCCTTAGACATGAGAAATATAGATTTGAGAATTCAGTTATATATTAGGTCAAAGGCAAAGTTAAATGTAGGTAATCAATGTGGTACTTTACAAACCATTAGTAGATATTCGAAACTTTATACAGTTCAACGACAGTTTCCAATTGCACACAATTATGTAGATGGTGAGATTTATTTATGAGTAATGTAGTTGTCTATACTGCAATTTTTGGTGGATATGATTTCTTATATGAACCATTGGTTAAACCTGATAATGTAGATTATGTGTGTTTTACTGATAGTAAAGATATGAAATCGGATACTTGGGATATTAGATATACTTTACCATTGTATAATAATCCAGAGTTAAAAAATCCAGCAGTTAGAAATGCTAGAAAACATAAGGCACTACCACATAGATTTTTATCAGAATATGAGTATAGTGTTTGGGTTGATGGTAATGCACAATGTAGAGGTGATGTTAATGAATTGATAGAAGGATGTTTGTGGGATCATAATGAGGCTTCTGATGGTGGACAAACGGGGGCAATCATTCCAGCACATTCATCACCGAAACCAAATATGGCAGTATATGATAAAATGTGTTGTACTCTTGATCCGTGGAATTGTATTTATGAAGAAGCAAGAAGGATATTTCAGTTTGGTGAAAAGAATTTAGAAAGAGAACCTTGGAAGGGAATCAAGGCATATAAAGATGATCCTAAATTGATACAGAAACAAACTGATAAATATATGAGAGAAAATTATCCACCCAATTTAGGATTATTAAGTGCAATGGTATTGGTTAGAAGACATAATGAAGCGGATGTGAAGAAGGTAGGAGAAGAATGGTGGGAAGAAATGAAATATTATAGTCATTTAGATCAAATGAGTTTTAATTATGTGGCGTGGAAAAATAGATTAAATTTTAATTGGATAAAGGAAGATGTTAGAGAGTGCACACACTTTCAACACAAAGGAATACACAAGGTGAAATTAAATGAAAAATAGATATGATTTATTAATTACAGGTGGGAGTGGATTAGTTGGTAAACATTTACAAAAATATATAATTAGTAATCATCCGTTTGAACCAGAAGGTCAAGATACTGTAAAATATTTATCAAGTTTGGATGTAGATTTAACTAATTATAAAGAAACGAGTGATGTTTTAAAATATTACCACCCTAAAAGGGTTATACATTTGGCAGCAAGAGTGGGTGGTATTGAAGATAATATGAACTATCCTATTGATTATTTGGAAACTAATTTATCAATAGATACTAATGTGTTAAAGGCAAGTCATGAACAAGGAGTTGAAAGATTAACTGCTTGTTTATCGAGTTGTATTTTTCCAGATGTGGTAGATAAATATCCAATGACGGAAGGTGATGTTTTTAAAGGTAAGGCACCAGCAGGTAATTTTGCATATGCTATGGCTAAAAGAACTTTGTTAACCAGAATAGAATCATATAATAAACAATATGGATTGAGTTGGAATTGGGTAGCACCTTGTAATTTGTATGGAGAGTATGATAAATTTGAAGACCACCATAGTCATTTCATACCAGCACTACTTAAAAAGATTTATTATGCAACAGATAAGATAACATTGTTTGGTTCAGGTAAACCATATAGACAATTTATGTACGCGGACGATTTGGCTAAAGTATTTAAATTTGTTATTGATAATGATATAGTTGAAAGTTTTAATGTGGCACCCAATTTTAATTTCACAATTAAGGAAATGGCAGAAACTGCATTAAAAGTTTGTGGGAAAGAAGATTTGAAAATTGAATGGGATAGTGATAAACCAGATGGTCAGTTTAGAAAAGATATTAGTTCTGAAAAATTATTAGGGTTATATCCCAATTTTGAATTTACAAGTTTGGAAGATGGTATGAGAAAAACATATGAGAAATTGAATGAGGTTTTAAATGATTAGTATTATTTCTGGCCCCACGTGTGTAGGAAAAACCTATTTTATGGAGAATAAAAAAGATAGAATATTAGAACTTAATAATTTACCACCAACAATGGAATTTCATGCGACAGGAAGTATAAGTAGTACTCATTTAGAGTTTCCAGAAGTAGTAAGTCATTGGAAAAAACGGAACGATGGTGGAGCTATAGTTGATCAACTTATTTGTATTCATCATAATCGATTAACGGAGCCACAACGTACCGTGTTAATAAACGCTTATAAGGACAATGATGATTGTTTTTCAAAAAATGTGATTATACTTGGAATTCCATATTCTGAATATAAAGTTAGAGTTAAATTGCGGGGCAAGATACATGAAAGGCTTAGTAGTGCTCGTTTACTTCACACAATAAATCGATATAAAGATTGGATTGAAGAATTGAATAAAAACGAAATACCATATAAGTTTGTAGAGGCACTTGGAGATTATAAAGTTTTAGAAGAAGAAGAATTTTTTAGGATGATAAAATGATTAGTTTAGTAAAAGATACAATAGATAAAAAAGATATCAATAGATTAATAGAGTGGTTAAAAACTTATCCGAGATTAACAAAGGGAGCGGTAACATTAGAATTTGAAGAAAAGTTTTCTAATTGGTTAGGAAGAAAACATTCAGTATTTGTAAATTCTGGTTCATCTGCAAATTTATTAGTATTATCGGCACTACAACAAGGAGATTATTTAAGAAATAATAAAATTGTAGTACCATCTACAGCATGGGCAACAGATTTGGCACCAGTAATACAATTAGGATTAAAACCTTTATTGTGTGATTCTAATCTGAAAGATTTATCAGTAGATTTAGAACACTTGGAAAAAATATTTATAGAAGAAGCACCCTCTGCTTTATTATTCGTATCAGTTCTTGGCTTAGTTCCAGATATGGAGAGGATAGTAGAATTATGTGAACAGTATGAAGTTATATTATTGGAAGACACCTGTGAGGCGATGGGTTGTGAATTTGTAGGACAAAAACTTGGAACATTTGGTTTGGCATCAACTTTCTCGACATTCTTTGGTCATCATATTTCTACAATTGAAGGTGGTATAATTTCAACTGATGATAAAGATTTTTATGAGTTGTTAGTATCTATACGAAGTCATGGATGGGATAGAGATTTGAGTAAAGAAACTCAAATTAAATTACAAGAGGAGTGGGGAGTTTCAGAATTTAATGCGTTATATACATTTTATTATTCAGGATTTAATTTTAGGTCAACGGATTTACAGGCATATGTTGGATTATCTCAAATAGATAATTTAAATGATTGGGGAAAACAGAGAGAAGATAATTACTATCTTTATCAGAGGTTAATAGAGACGGAATGGAAACCAACTTCATATTTTGATTCTTTAACTTCTAATTTTGCATATCCAGTAATAAGTGAACATAGAGATAAGATAGTTAAGAAATTACAAGAAAATGATGTTGAGGTTAGACCTATGATTTGTGGTTCAATGGGAACACAACCATTTTATGTTAAACATTATGAAAAATTAGAATTACCAAATGTATCTATTATAGATAAGGATGGATTTTATGTTCCAAACCACCCAAAATTAACAGTAGATGAAATAGCATTTATTACAGAAATTATTAATGGAGAGATATCGAAATGAAAAAGGCATTAATTACAGGAATTAACGGACAAGATGGAAGTTATTTATCAGAATTATTATTAGAAAAAGGTTACGAGGTTTGGGGAATATTAAAAAGAAATTCTGTAGCGGAAAATCAAACGGCGAGATTAGATAGTGTTTTTAAGGAAGTTAATCTTGAATATGCAGATATGTTAGATTTGGCATCACTTAATAGAGTATTAGAACAAGTAAAACCAGATGAGATATATAATTTGGCAGCACAATCTCACGTTAGAATATCATTTGACCAACCAATTTATACCACACAAGTAGTGGCAATAGGTACATTGAATATTTTGGAATCTATGAAATTGTTGTGTCCTAATTCAAAATTCTATCAGGCATCATCTTCAGAGATGTTTGGTAATTCATTTGATGAAGACGGTTTTCAGAGAGAAACGACACCAATGCATCCAACGAGTCCTTATGGATGTGCAAAAGTTTATGGTTATAATATTACGAGAAATTATAGAAATTCATATAATTTGTTTGCAAGTAATGGAATATTATTTAATCACGAATCACCAAGACGAGGAAGTAACTTTGTAACTAACAAGGTAGTAAAAGAGGCAGTTAGAATTAAGTATGGATTGACAGATAAGTTACTATTAGGTAATTTAGATGCCACACGAGATTGGGGACATGCAAAAGACTATGTGAATTGTATGTGGTTAATTTTACAACAAGATACTCCAGATGATTTTGTTTGTTCTACAGGAGTATCACATACAGTTAGAGAATTATGTGAGTATGTATTTGGTAAATTGGATTTAGATTATAAAGATTATGTCGGAGTAGATGAAAGATTTATGAGACCAGAAGAATTAAATGATTTAAAAGGTGATTCTGGTAAAGCTAGATGGATGTTAGATTGGAAACACGAATATACTTTTGAAACTATGTTAGATGAAATGGTTGAACATTGGGTAGAGTTTTATGGCTAAGGACATATTTGTAGCAGTGGGAGATTCTTTTACTTGGGGACAAGGGTTATATTATTATGATTGGATAAAAAATAGTAAAATGACTAAGGAAGAAATAAAAGATTTTCTATTATCAGATTTACAAGGTTCTCATTTTCAATGGATGAATTTACATCATAAAATAACCAATGGAGATTTAGAATCTATTAAATCGTTACGATACATTGATTTGATTTCAAAAGAACTTGATATGGATTATATCACAAAGGAAAAGACTGGTGGAGAAAATAGAAATAATATTAATTTAATAGGTAATACTCTTTTACTTCAAGTGGATGTGGATCCAAACCATCCTGGATATAAAGGGTGGGGCCCACCACAATGGTGGCCAAATAAATCAGATAAGAAACCCGATTTTAGATTACAGAATGATAAGTTATTAAATAGAGAAATTAAATTTGTTATATTACAACTTACACATATAGAAAGAGATTTACCTCCAGAAATAGACCGTGTTGGAGATTGGAATTATGAGTACGAATATAAAGAATGTTTACATAATACTATATTACAAGTAAAAGAACTTTATAAATTATGTAAAGAGTTAAATGTTCAACTTTTAGTGTGGAGTTATCCATCCGATATAGCATATTTTTTACGAAAAGAACCATATTTTGTTAAAATACCATATAAGGGTAAAGAATATAATAGTTATGATGAATTGACAACTAAGTATCCACTATTATGTCTTGGGAGAGAAAATAAAGGTGAATATGGATTTGAAATAAATGGAGATTTGGGACATTTAGGAGTAACAGATGAACATCCATCAAAACATTTTCATAAACTTATTAGTGAAGTGTTATTAAATAGATTGAAAAAAGACAATGAATAAAAAAATAGGTATATTATTTACAAGTAGAAACAATTATAATTTGTTATATAATTGGTTAAATAAAGTAAATACAGAAGGTTTTGATATATTAAATATAGATGAAGACTCTGATGATGAAAATAAAGAAAGTGGTAAGGCAATATGTGATAAGTTCGGAGTAGTTTATCAAGATAGAGAAGAACGAGGAATGCAAAATAACTTAACCACCGCCTGTAATTATTTTGGAGATAGGGGAGTGAAGGTTATTGTTTGGTTTCAACACGATTGTTTTCCATTACAACCAACTTTTTTCTCAACATTTAATGATTTTGTAATAGGAAATGAATTAAAAGAGTTTGGGGCAATAGGATTTAATTGTTATCATTCAGGTCGAGCACATCAAGATTTTATAAATGATGGTCA